GACATCGTTAAGAAGCTAAACACTTTCTTTTCTGGTTGCGGTTTCGACATCACTTGCAAGCGCAATCTCGACCAGTATCAAACCGCCGATCTAGCCGACATCAAGATCCCGCACCACGCGATTGAGTGCAAAGCCTACAAGGAGGGTTGGTGGTGGAGGCCCGAGTGGTGGAAGCAAGTCACCGCCGCCTGCGGCAATGACATCCCGGTTCTCATCTACAAGTTTAACAACAAGCAGTCTCGCGTTTGCATCCCGCTGTACGCCATCAATCCCTCGCTGCCGAAGGACAACAGCCTCACCGCCGTGATGACTTTTGATGATTGGCTGGTTATTATGCGGACTAATTGGGAGAGTTATCAGAATGCTTGCAGCGATTAGAAAAGCCATGCAAGCCGCTCGCAAAGCGGCTGAAGAAGGCGCAGCCCTCGAAGGTATTGGCAGCATTCGTTTGGTTGACGGCAGGACTCTTGGTGAGCCTAGATCTAATCTTCCGCACAAAGACGTTACGCAGCGCGTGCCTGAGCTTGAAGAATCGTATATTGCGCTACAGCGCAGCGATATTAACAAAGACCAGCGCGACCAGATTGTTGATCTTTTCAAGCCGGTTGATCCGTACACGGAATTGCCACCGATTCCTAGCGTCAAAGAAATCAAGGCCGCATTGACCAGCACTCAAGGCCCCAAGGTTGGGATGGCCAAGAAACTTGATCGAGGTTTTCCTGCGTCTTTGAGGCTCGACATCCCGGCGTATACGAGGAACAATACTTGGGTTGTCTCGGTCCATGAGCAAAAACCCGGATTCGCCGCTGGCACGCCGATTGGATACGAGGATGTTGCGTCGGTCACTGACGCGACATTTGGTGTTGCGCCCTCGATGGCGCGAGTCGCGTCTGGAGAAAAAAGCAAACACACGGGCGCTGTGATCAAGGGATCTTGGAGTCCAATTAGTCGGAAGGCCGCGATAGAGAGGGCGAAAAAAGCCTTGAAAAGTGATCAATGGATTCAGGTCGGAATGGACCCTGAGCGCCACGGTTATTTTTATGATCGAAGAACCATGCAGCCCGTGATTGAAGCTGAAGAGGTGATTCAGATCGGTCCTTTGGTGTTAGCTAAGATGAAGCGCGACGCCAAAGGTAAAATTGTTGGTTACGGCAACCCGAAAGATTTTGAGTATCGGTTCGGTGGCCGGGTGGAGAAAAGGTAATGCCAAACCCCATCAACCCCTTGATGCAAATTATAGAGAATGCTCGCAAGGCAGGTCTCCGCGCATATCACGGTTCCCCCTACGACTTTGATGAGTTTAAAACCGAAGCTATCGGCAGCGGCGAAGGCTCTCAGGCTTACGGTCAGGGCTTGTATTTTGCTGAATCTGAGGATGTTGCTAGGGGTTACCGAGATTCCTTAACTAAGCTCAGAAAGGATGGGACAACCCCTGTCCCAGAGGACAGCATAGCCAACAGCTATGAGCAAGAGTATGGGCTTTCTAGATACGAAGACTTCAACAACACCACCTTGGATGACGTTATTGAGACGATTTCTGATGACGCTGTGGAAACCTCAGCGGATGTTAATGGAAACGTAAGGTACGAATTTTCAGACGGATCTGGTTACTTAATTACTCAAGATGGCAAAGTAATACCGTCAGGAGAAGTTTCTGGCCGCATGTATGAGGTCAACATCGACGCCGATCCCGATGAGCTGCTTGACTGGGATGCGCCGCTATCAGAACAAAAAGCATTGTTGAAAAAATTGGACGACGCATACGGTGATCACGAAATTGTTTTGCAGCAATTAGGTCTGGATTTGAAATACGAAAATCCAACAGGCATGAACCTTGCTGACGCCTTAAACATGAGGCGAGGATTCCCGGAGGGGCCGCCTAAATTATTAGAAGACGCAGGCATCAAGGGCGTTAAGTACGCTGATGCCTTCACCCGGCACAAGCCGAAGGACAAGCGCTCTAATAATTACGTCATATTTGATCCAAAAATAATTTCTATCGCTCGCAAGTACGGCGTATCTGTACCGGTTGCATACATGATGATGCAGTCAGAGGAATCTGAAGCGGCCATGCTTGATCCCGCACTCAGGGTCCTTCGGCTTGGCGCTGACCTTGCTCAGAATGCGCCTGCGCAATTCAATCGTGGGGTGCGCAATATGGCTAAGCGTGTTGCGCTCAATGCCAACGAGAAGGCTGCAATTACGCGAGACATCGAACCGACAGGGTTGAGCACAGCCGATTCTGGTTTAGCAATGAACGTTGCTCGGGATTGGAAGAAAAGGCACCCGTCTGCTGATTGGGCGCAGCCAAAAATTACTGGTGCATCCGTCAACAAGGACAACAAGATTCAGTTGAAGTTTGAAACGATGCCTTACGCCTACAACATTGACCCGAGAACCGGGAAAGCAGTTGAGGCGGGATCTGCTCAATACAACAAGATGGTCAATGGTGTAGCCGATGAGATCATTGATTATTTTAATAGGGCGGCAGAAGACCCGAACGATTTAGCTGCTCGCAACGTGATTAATAACGCTGGTTGGTACAAAAACGTCGAGCGCCGGTTGAGGAACGAATACGGCTCTTTTTCCGAAATGATGGGCGATGTTTTGGGCGCTACAAGTCCCAACACGCCGGTTGCAACCAATTTCAGATTCAGTAAAGACATCCTCGATGGGTTTGCTCGTGGAGAGTTTGATGAACTGATGAATGGTTTTGCTGACGCGCTCGATGCTCGATATGCGCTTGAGGACCAAGCTGATGCATATCTCAAGGCGCAGAGGCAAGCTGGCCGCAAAGTCAAGGACATTAAGGCTGACCCTACTTATTCTGGCTTGATTGACGAATCCAAACGAATTGGCCAAGAGCTTCGAGACCAGCGGAACATTATTCGGCAAAGGAATGGCAAGCAGTTTGGCATCAATTCTTACAACGCGATGGTCGCTTTAGCTGACCGGTTTCGAGTGAGAAGGCCCGGCAGCGCACCCAAGGCTAAAAACTTTGCAGGCAATCTTGTAGGCGATAGCCGAGAGGCGACGATTGATGTTTGGTCAGCTCGCAATTTGCGCAGGCATAGCGGCAGAAAGCCGATTCCTTCTTCTGCTGAGCAGGGTGTTACCGGGGAGATTGTCGACCCAGAAAATTTCACCAGTAATCTTGAGTTTGGTTTCGGTCAGGACGTGATTCGAGATGCGACTGACAAGATCAATGAATTTATTGGCTCAAACCACCCTCTCTACCCGTTAGATCCGCGTGATGTGCAGGCGCTTCAGTGGTTTGCAGAAAAAGATTTATGGACAAGGAATGGGTGGACCTCTAAGGCAGGCGAGGGCGGTTCGTTCGAGCAAATGCTTGATGCTGATCCTGTCGAGTCTATGTTCCTCGGTTTAAGCCGAGAGCAGAGCATGGAGACGCAAGGTCGAAACTTTGTGCCAACTGCTGGCCAGATGATTGAAAGCGCCACTAACATTTTGCGCCCAGCAAACACTGACCCTGATGTGGTGACTTACAAGGGATTGCCCACGAGCGGTGCTTACTTGGGAAGCCCGGAGACTGCGCTCGATATTGACATTGTGACGCGGCAAGACTTCATACCGGCGGAGACCCTAGACCTCGCGGCAGTTCAGGCTGCTGAGGACGCACAGGACTCTTGGTTTGTTGCTCGAAGGATTAAGGACAGCTTGGGCGACGCTAAGCCCGAGATGTTTACGGTTGGGTCAGAGATATTTTTCGATGGCGCGAAAGCGTCCGACTCTGATCTGATTCAAGACATCAGCGATTTCTTGATCAACAACGATATTCCCGCATATACGATGATTGTTGACCCGAGGGATGCAAACAGCGTCATTGGTTTGCGTGTTTTAGATATTCCTCAGTTTAGTGGTGATTCCAAAAAGTATGCTACAATGTCCAAGGAAGAATACAAGGACACGGTAGAGGAACGCTATGGAAAATTTAAAGATCTCGGAAGATCACTTGAGGCAGAATTCGATCAGGTTAAAGCAGCCACGCCAGCCTATTTTGACGTTAACGTCAAGTCGCTCTCAGATACTCAAGACTACCTTAGACAATATGGAACGGAGGCTAGAGATCCTGATGCTCTCCGACAAGAGTTCTACGGATTCAAACCCGCGCAGGAGAGGTTTCGACAGTGGGAAGGCAGCTCTCAGCCGTTCTATCGAAAATATAAAGCTCCAACTGTTAAGGGAAGAAAGGGAACAGCTCTCGGACTCGGCGGACTAGGGTTCGTTGGCGGAGCTGCTCAAGCTGAAGAGAAACCCAAGGGTGTGGCCTCGTTACAGGACTACGGTTCTTATGGACCGACTGCTCAGGATTTTGTTGAGGCTGCGAACCTTGACATGGGTAGGCTCGAAATCGCTCGACCGCCAAGAAAGACGCCATTCTCTGAGCTGACTGGTTTAGATCAATATCAGGTTGGGCAAGCGATAAAAAGATTGCCTCAGAACTTGCCGCCTCATTTGGCATGGCTTGCGCCCGGTGAAGCGTTAGGTGATTACATGATGAAAGGCGCTTATGGCGATGAGCAGGGGTTGTTGGATGCTTTGTTTGCTGGGCTAGATATTTTTGCGGTTCCGGGTGAGCCTGCCGCGATCCGATCAGCTTATAGAAAGCTAAATCAAAAAGCGGCAGACGAGTTGGCGAAGGACCGGAAGTTAGAAGATTACCTTCGCAGCATTGACATCTTTAGCGAATAACCTCCTTCAAATTTCCGTGCAGCCGGTAAAGCCGGTACATGGTGCCCCGGTCTTCGAGCAGCCCAATGCGGCGTTCGATTAGGTGCTCGAACTGTTCTGTGCCGCAGATCCTTGTGGTTACGAACCCGGCGGTTGCGCCTGCGTCGATAAACTCTTGCAGCTCGTAACGGTCGTTCGCTGGATTATCCATTCTGGTTCCTCCACTCTCTCAAAAGGTATGCTGACTCTGGCCCCGCGTCATGATCTCTGGCCAGCGCTAGCTTGACAGCTCGTCGCTGCTCAGCCTCTGGTTTATGTTTCATGTGAAACATCACCCGCCCAATTGTCTCGAAGTATTTTTCCATTCTTCTTGGTCTCCGCTAGTATCTTTTCGAGCAGATCAACGATCTGCCCATGGTTTTCCAAAACAACTTCTGCGTCTTCTTTATCAAGCTCAATAATGATCTTGCTCATAGATTGTACTCCGTTCCGTGTTTGTGTGCAACTGTTTGCACATAGACTCTTTATGTGTTTTAATGCGTTCATATTCACTGAGGAGTAAAAATGAGCGCCCAAGAAAAGAAAGTGTATTACAACCGCGTCCGCCGCACTTGCAAGCTTCATGATATAGAGATTGTGTATGACGGTGTACCCAAGATGTATCGTGCCGTCGAGTTAGTGAAGGATGGTAACGTTATGTTTGCTGACCGCGCCCTTAGCCGAAAGCCGCTCGATATTGACTGGAAGCGGCTGCACGAAGAAATGACGGATTACGGTTACAAGGGAGGAATCAAGTGATAAGACCTGTTACTCAGATTAACATGATTTACGGCTATTGCCGGGTATCGACCAAAGAGCAGTCGAAGTCTGGCGTTTCGATTGAGACCCAGCAGTCTTTGATCAGCGAGTTCGTTCAGAATAAGTACAACCGGCCAGTCGATGAGTGGTTTATTGACGATGGTGTGAGCGGTACGGTGGATATCCTTGAACGCCCCGGCTCCCGAGAAATGACTGATGTGATGGACGAGTTTGACGTTATCGTTTGCACTCGACTTGATCGACTGTCTCGATCAACTTCCGATTTACTATCGATGATTCCGATTCTTCAGGATACGAATATCACCCTGTTTTTCTGCGAACAGTTTGGGGATATGCCGATTGTTTACCCTAAGTTTGAAGACGAGAAGGGTTTGAAGTCTCGGTTTGATATGTCTGACATGGCCAACAAGATCATGCTGATGGTATTATCAGCGGTTGCTGAGATTGAACACGCCAACATCAAGGATCGTTTTGGCGAGGGCAAGGTCGATTGGGCGGCGCGTGGTTTTTTCATTGGCGGTAGTCCGCCTTTTGGGTATACGCTTGAACCCGTGAAGATTGGCAACAAGACTCGAAAGCGCTTGGTTGAGCATCCAGAAGAACAGAAAGTGTTGAAGTCGATTCACCGCCTTCATTCTCGCGGCCTAGCGCCAAACAGAATCGCAAAGCAAATCAATAGCTTATATAAAGACCAAAAGATGTACGGCACTAAGGTTCGGCGTATCTTAGATCGAAAATATCAAGGCTTATCAAGCGCAGCATAAAGGATTAAGATGGGCATTCACTTAGGAGTAGTTATGACTGCTTTACAGGATATACAACTGGCCATCGCCAAACTCGAAGCTTCGCTTGAGCAAGATTTCATGACGGACGCTGTACGCGACATCATGACAACTGCGGTTGCTCATCTTAGGGATGCCGAGAGCCAACTGATAGGCGGCTGATATGCAAGAAGGATGGGGTCGCGGCACTTGGGGTTTAGGTGCTTGGGGTACTCCTCTTTACATTGATGTTCCTGTAACCGGCCAGCAAATAAATTCTGCTGTTGGTTCTATCACGGTTGTTGCTGGAGCGGTAGTTCAGCTTACCGGCTTGCAGATTAATTCTGGTCTTGGTGCGCCAGCGGTCGATGCCGAGGCAAATGTCACTCCGACCGGTCAAAGTATTACCAGCGGACTTGGCACACCTACTGTAGACGCTGAAGCAAACGTCACCCTTGTCGGCCAGCAGATCACCTCGGCGGTCGGTTCGATTCAGATCGTTGCTCGCGCTATTGTTCAGCCTTCCGGCGTTCAAACCACATCTGGACTTGGCTCTCTCGCCATAGACGGTGAGGCAAATGTCACCCCTACCGGTCAGCAAATCACTTCTGCCCTCGGAACCGCTACTGTCAGGACGGTTAACAATGTTTTCCTGACCGGCCAGCAGATTACTTCTGCCCTTGGCGATGTGACAACTGTTGCTGGTTCGGTGGTTTCTTTAACTGGACAATCGGTTACAATTGATTTAGGAAAGCCTCTGGTATGGGGCGAGATAGTACCGGGCCAAGACCCGAATTATAACGATATTGATACAAGTCAATCCGCAGGATATTCAGAGATTGATACAAGTCAATCCGCAGGATATTCGGGGATTGATACAACACAGTCGCCGGGATATGGCGATATAGACACAACACAAACGCCCGGTTATACACCTATTGTAGCTGGGAGAGATGCAGCATAAGCATGAGGGTTTGAAATGGCAACCTACGTTAACGATTTACGCTTGACAGAACTTGCAACCGGGGAAGGCTCCGGTACTTGGGGAACAACGACAAATACTAACCTTGAGCTGATTGGCGAGGCGTTAGGTTATGCAACTCAACAAGCTTTTGGCAGTGACGCCGATACAACAACCACGGTTGCCGATGGAGTATCAGACCCAGCGCGAGCAATGTATTACAAGGTAACCTCTGCGGTCAGTCTGACTGCGACTCGAACTCTTACAATTGCCCCAAACACGCTTTCTCGCGTCATGTTCATCGAGAACGCGACCACTGGTTCTCAGTCGATTGCGATCTCTCAAGGCTCTGGCGCAAATGTGACGATTGCAACAGGCAAGACCGCCGTGGTTTATCTGGACGGCGCAGGCGCTACTGCTGCGGTAGTTGACGCGATGGCTGGAGTTGATCCCGGTGTTACGGATACGTTGGCTGAGGTGTTGGTTGCGGGTAATACCTCGGGCGGTACCAATATTGAACTGACCACCACTGACAAAGTTCAGTTCCGCGATACGGCAATCTATATCAATTCAAGCGCAGACGGACAGCT